CAGCACCAGGAGGGGGTTTCGCTAGGATTAGCGAAGGATCGCGATCAAGAGCAAAGAAATAACTTTGGACTGCAGCGAATTTTAAGAAGTTCCATTGATGGGGATTTTTGGGTTTTTCACGATAAGCGATACGAATCCATTCATCTTCAATGACTTCAACATACCTAGGAAGGTCTGTAAATTCGACTGGCAGATTACAAAGTTTTTTCTTATAGGCTTTGAGCGTCTCAAGTGGCGTAACCACTTGGGCAAGGGGTTTTTCCCTTGATTGAACGAGCGCTGGCTCTGCTGTAAATGGTCTTTTCTTCATGGGTAATTCCTTGGTAGGTTTTTGAATCCTACCTTGGGCATACGGAAGAGAAACAGTGTAGGGAACTACGCCGTTATCTTCAAATCCGGGCATGGTAATATCAGGAATAGTAGTATTTGCGGATATATCATGAAATCGGGCATAAAGAGTATTATAATCTAAGCAGATTGGCTTCAGTCTAATCAAGGATAACTCCTTGTTGATTTGATTCTGTAGATCATCGAAGTACTGACGACCCCAATGGTACGCTTGTAAAAGGGTGGCTTCACAAACTTTGCGAGTACCAACGGGTGCGGGTTCCTTAACGGTGATCCAATTAAGTGTGTCGATAATGAGTTCTTTAGGAAGAACTGCATAAACAGAACCATCGACAACACGGAAACAACGTTTCAGAAATTGACATTCTAAAAGGTCGTAGTAATTATTCGCACATTCAAAAGTGATCGGGTCGTATTCGATCACTCTTTTCTTGAAATCAGTTAATTCATAACCGAGTAGGGCAAAGAAATGCTTCATAGCAGCCATTCCGAAGCCCATTGTACGTAAATTACCACGAACAGTAAAGAGGTGGTCATCTCCAAATGTTTTTCCAGGGAGGAGGGAAGCAATAACCTTTATGGTTAAAGGTTGTCGCTTAGCAATTGAAAATTTTGCTGCAGAAAACAGCGTGGAGGCACGAGTGTTCAGACAATTTGTATATGTGGTAACGAGATTACCAGATGGATTTCCATGTTCGACTAAATATAGGAAACCCATAAACAAATGCCATCTGTTAAGGAATATCTGTTTAAGGATAAATTCCCTAACCACCATGCGATCGCGTTTTGTTAACTGCACGCCTGCAATGTTGATTTCTTCGTCAGGATCATTTTGTTCATAATGTCTCAAGATTCGTCTGTTGACGCATTTAGATGCGGCACTGATCGTTGAAGCATCTTGCGCAGAGATATCTCCGGCAAGAGCATGATAACGATCTTCAGGTTCTTGACACAAAGTAACATACAAATGTTTCCATTCAGAAGACTCAACATTGAGGCCCAAACCACAACTTGATGTAATCTCATTGTGGTTTAGCATAACATCTTCAATTAGGTCTAGAAACAAGCAACGGGAAAGAGCTAAAACTTCAACTGGAGAAGCTGAGAAAATCCTAGGTTTGATGGTTTTTTCGATGGGGCGGAGTTCATCTTTTAAACAATCCTGAAAGACTATTTTAAAATCATCAATTTTGGATTTTCCTAGCGCGTGGTTTATGAGATTCGCCACGCAGTCAATAAGTTTGGGGAGCGGAGTTCGATGGCCAAGTTGATCTTGAAGGATAAAATCAGCTTTACCAGAGGAATGGCCGGGAGCAACGTTATGGGGCCATCCCGCAGAAGTGTCGGTGTAGACTGGCGACACCTTCTTATACCCATGAGGAATATTGAGAGCATCCTCAAGGGAGAGAGCACGAGCAGGAACTTGAGCAGGGAACATCATCTCATCAAAAGCTT